GAAAGAGCAGGATGCTTTCCGCCTCTCGCTGGTTTCCACCGGTAATGCCTCTGGCACCACCACCGGCGCCCTGGCTGAGATGGCCAAGCGCATCGGCGACACGGTCGGCACCACCGGCCAGGCCGCGTCTGCTTTGGCGCAGCTGGCCGCATCTGGAAAGATCGCCAGCAGCAGCTTCGAAGAAATCGCGATCGCTGCAATCTCTTGGGAAAAGGCGACAGGGCAGGCAGTCTCAACAACGGTTGCCGAGTTCAATAGTCTCGCGGACGATCCGGTTAAGGCAATTGCCGAACTCAACAATAAGTACAACTTCCTCACGGCTTCCGTATATGAGCAGGTTCGCGCGGCTCAGGAGCAAGGCGACAAGCAGGCGGCAGCCGCAATTGCGGAAGAGGCCTACGCCAAGGCGCTTACCGAGCGTGCCGGCAACATCAAGCAGAACCTGGGCACTCTTGAACGCGCCTGGAACGATTTGGCAGGGGCTGCAAAGTCTGGATGGGATGCAATCCTCGATATCGGCAGAGAGTCGAACAAAGGGCCTGACCTGACTGCCATTCAGCAGAAGATCAATTACCTAAAATCGACGCTGGATACCGGCTTTGAGGATGGCAACGCCCGCCAGCGTATCGCTACTCTCCAGGCAGAGCTGGATGGCTACACGAAGAAGGCCAAGGCGGAGCAGGATGCCGCAGCAGCAGTTGCCCACGCCGCACAAGTGCAGCGGGACGGACAGGTGGCCTACGAAGGATTCCAAAAAAGCATTGAGCAGAACTTCACCAAGCGCCAGAAGATGAACAAGGCGCTTGAGGATGATGAAAAGCGCATCAACGCAGCTCGAGCCGCCGGCTACATCATCAGTGAGCAGCAGGCAGCCGCATCGCAGAAGGCCATTCGCGAAAACCCGATCTACAAAGAGTCGGCTCCGAAAAAACAAAAAGCCTACACCGAAGATGCCGGCATGAAGGCACTGGACGCGGCGCGCCAGACTCAGGCCGTGCTGCTCCAGCAGAACGCTTCGCTGAACGGCCAGGGCATCGCCACTGAGAAGGTCGGTGTCCAGGCGCAGGCCCTGATCAAGTGGGAGCAGCAGCTCGCCGACATCAAAGGCAAGAAGACGCTCACCGCCGACCAGAAGTCTCTGCTTGCCAGCCAGGACCTGATCACCGCCCAACTCAAGAAGAACGTAGCACTCGAGCGTGAAGCGGAGATCAGCAAAGGCATCCAGCAGGCGCAGAAGGACCAGGTGCAACTCTTGACGTTGACCGGGCAACTGCGCGAAGCCAATAGCCTCAAGTCATCCTTGGATGATGCTGCGCAGATGGCCGAGTACGAGCGGCAGGGCAACACGGAAGCGGCGAAGCGCCTGGAAACCCTGATCAAGATCCGGGACATCAACCTGAAGGCGGCGCAGAAGCCCGGGACCATTGAGGGCGTCACAAAAGCTCCTGCGGCACCTGGCCTTGACGCGTCCGTCGGTGGCGCAGGAAGTGAGATTGACAGGCTCGACGACGCAGCGAAGAAGCTTGAGGCCTGGCGCGCAACCGAGCTTGAAAAGCAGGCTGCATACCTCGACCTGAAGGCAATCAACGAAGAGACCTACGCCGCGCGCGTGGCGAACATCGATGAGCAGACCACTCAAAACCGCCAGAAGATAGAAGAGGCCAAGAACCAGGCATTGCTGGTGGGCGCTGCTGATTTCTTCGGCAACATGGCGACTCTCAGCCAGTCCTCTAACAAGAAGCTTGCGGTGATCGGCAAGGCTGCAGCAATCACACAGGCAACCATTGACGGCTACTTGGCCGTTCAAAAGGCGCTGGCTGCATTTCCTCCGCCGTTCAACTTCGCTGCTGCCGCTGCTGTGGGCGTTGCGACTGCTGCAAACGTCGCCAACATCGCAGGTATTGGCTTCTCGAATGGTGGTTACACCGGCTCTGGGGGCGTGAACGATCCTGCGGGCACGGTGCACAAGGGTGAGGTCGTCTGGAGCCAGAAGGATATCCAGCGCTACG